AGCATCTTCCCAAGTGAGTCGACCTTTAGTGGGGCAAGAACGATGTTGACATCGCGCTTCTCCATCCCACCATCGGGTGTAGGGTACAGGACTGACAGGTCTGTTGGGACAAAGTTCCTCTTAAGAAAGTCCGCATTGGTGATCTTCATAAGGTCACACCTGACGATCCTCGGGTCGGTTTTGTCTGGATTGGTGTACTGTATGCCGATGATGCTAAGAGCGGCGGCGATCGATGTCTGTGTGACAAAGTGGCACTGCTTCGCGATGGATCCAATCATATCGTCACCATAAGTGAACAAGGTCATAGCGCTTCCAAACTGCAAGGCAGTGTGTACAAGGACGTCTTTCTCTTTGGCGCGCATAGCATCACCAATCATCCGGTCACAAATGTCTCCTACTCCGCTGTCCGTAAGCTTGAGGAAGTAAGTTTGCATGACCGTGTCGGAGAGGCCGAACATCGGGTGGTTGATCACGAAGGCAGCCCTCAGAACGATGGAGTTCCCAATGCAATTGATCAGCACAGTGAGAGGATTGCCAGATGGATTCATGGAAGTCATGAACAAAGTTCCATGAACACATAGGATGGGGTTGCTGATGTCGTTGAGAATGCCAACGACGATCTTCCTATCATCATCGTTGTCGAGGCAGGGCTCAACAAGACGCCACAGGACAGTGCACACCATGTACAAAATATGTCCCGTGACGACATTCTTGTCGAAACCCTTAAAATCCCCGGCAACTATCCGATCTGAACGATCTTCGCTGCTCCCCCTCGTGTCCGACGTGGTATGGGTGATGTGGTTGTACATTGCCTCCCATTGGTTCGACTGGGCCGCGATACCGACAGAAACCTCAGAGGTGTCCCTGTTGTTCTGCAGGAAGGAGATGACCGACCCAAAGTACTGGCGAACAATTATAGAGAAAGCAAGCGGCGAGGCGCAAATGTAGCGAATCTTGCCGGTAGCCAACTTCTCAGCAGACATGGGCTCATCCTTCAGGGCTCCATTGTAGATCACCGCAGCGCGGTTCCCGTCCAAATAAGTCTGACGGATACGCGCCACGTCCTCATGCACTCCTGGGACGAACTGGTGGTTTGGTCTGTCAGTGCCAGGGAAGTACTCCACAGGAGCATCAACCAAAAGCCTGCGCTTGGGTCCAGTATTACCGAACCCACCACTCGTATTGAAGTTCATGGGACCCTCATAAGGTTTGCCAGTGCCGTTCACTGCCTCATCAAAAGAAAAGACACGATATCCCAACTTGTGGGAGCGGCTGTTCAACCGAATGAGGTAGGCTTCAGCACATGCTTCGATAAGGTTGGTTGGAAGTTTGTCGCCATCGACCGTGGCAAGATCTCGCACCAAGTTGGCATCAGCCGCCCAACTCTTGAGAAGGCGGGGCACTTCCTTGGTGGTATAAAACCCATGCGCCTCAATCAACTCCCGGTGGTCGGTGATGAAATAGTTCGTTTTGAACCTGGTGTTTGGCATACCGACCACCTGTCCATAGACAACGGTCTTCGGCTTCTTCTCATCGTCCCTAATGTGCAGGAACATGTTGTTCTGGTGGAGTGTTGGCTCTGCAGCCAGGGGGTTCTTGGTGACATTGGTCTGATAGACTCCGAAATCCATTGTGTCAATAGTGGGCATGCCAGGGTTCTTCGCCAGGTGTTTGGCCTTCAAATCCTTAATGACCTGGTCCGTGAGGAGCACAGAGTACGAACGCCGTCCGTATTCCCCATAGAGGTAACCTCCACTTGGCACAGACACCATATGCATGCCACAGATGACAGGGACCTTCTTATCCTTAGAACCAAGGTAACAGACAAGAAGTCCAGCACAGTCACCATTGATCGTTTCCTTGTCTGGCACACCACCAACCACTTCGTCGACGAAAGACGGGTCAGTGTACTCGGAAAAATCCTGGTCGGACCCAAGACTAATGCGCGTCTTAGTGACTGAAGAGAAACTGATCTCCTCAACATCGTAGGTGGTGGTGCCGCTGACCTGCACGGGGCGTTTGGTAAACAACTTGGCTGGCACATTGGGAATATCCTTAGATTTGGCAAAGAAATTCTCAATCTTGCTAGCCTCCCCGAAATGGACATGGACAATGGCTAGGTCATGTTTGATGTCCCGCGTGATTTGATCCTGGCTGAAGTAGGCTGTGAGTGACCCGTCGCCAATCTTTCCAGAGTGGTAGAACGAGATGCATACTGGTCCAATGGTGGGCACGGCATGGCTAGAAATACCAAAGCATCCATGTGAGAGCTTGAATGCATTGTTGGTAGTGACTAGTTCGTGGCCGTCAGGTCTCAGGGCTGTTATGCGACACCTGTACATAGCATCGGAAACGACCTTCTTAAGCGTGTTGTCCGCCTGCCCCGCCTGAGCTTGGCTAGCGAGGCTAAGTGGGTTGATAGCAACGCGTCTGATGTCGTAGGCACCATAGCTCTGATTAGATGAACCATTCAGAGCGTCACGAACCTTGATGTCATCAGGCTCAGGTTCACCGCTTTGCCTAGTCGCCTTCTTCGTCCTTGTGTTGGTGAAGAGACCGGCCGCCTTGATAGCAAGGTAGGTGGCAGTGTAGCCCAATATAGCAGCCTTGGCAAATGCGAACATTCGGCGCGACTTGACCCAGTTTGCAGGGGAAATGAACCACGAGGTGCAACCAAGGGCCACATGAGTAGCACTTATCTGAATATCCATCGCGATCGACTGCAATAGCCTGGTCAAGAGCCACTTGAATGGTCGAGCCCTGTTGACCTCTAAGTACGTGGCCCAACGAGCACACACTCGGGCGGCACAAGTAGCATTGTCATCGCCAACAATAACACCAAAGATGCTCATGCAGACAAGGCCAATGGAAAGGATAATGATCCTCCAAGTGTCCACCCACAGACGCCAAATCCAAATGGAAGAGACGCTGGGAATGATGATCGACCTACAAAGGTTGATGAAAAACCCAGTGATCTCCTCGTACACAAGGATGGTGTAGTAAAGGATGCACATGGCAAAAACCTTCAGGGTGTGGACAGTCCAAAAGAATGGTGAACGCACGCGCACATAGTTGTCCATGTCCGCCATGGCCCCATCCTTAGTGAAGCTGCGCATGGTAACGCGCTTGGCCTGCACCATGGGTGGCACCACATCAGAAATATCCCGGTCTGCATAGAGCTCATCGCCGTTGATCGGAGCCTCAAGGGCATCCTGGTCCATCTCACGGCACTCGCAACAGTTCTCCGGAAGGTCAAGGCCTTTGGACTTGCAACGAGCACAAAAGCTCGTGGTCTCGATAACCGAGTAGCTGTTGAGTGCATTGCGTTGCTCCTCCTCATGCTTACGCACAGCGTCGGCAAAATAGATGAGGAACTTGCTGATACTGGTGAATTCCATGATGGTGGTCATAATGACACGGTTGGACCCCTTGGGGTCAGGAGTGGCCTTGCGCACGCTGATAATCCAGTAGTCGCGCTCGTCGGTCGCCACGGAGCCGCCCTTAAAGGTGCCAGAGGGGTTCTTGTACTCGTCCTTGAGCTTAATCACGAGGGAAAGCCCCAGACGCCGCTCGAAGGCGAAAACATTGGTCAGGTAGTGGTGGGTGTACATGTCCTCGTGATTTGTGGTCAGGAGCATGAGACGACCATTGTATGAAACCATCCCCTTACTGGGAAGGTCAGGCTTCGGAACAATGTATGGTATGTTGTTGGCATAGCAGATAAAGGCCGCAACAACAGGGTCAACGATCCCCTGCTGTGGCACCTGCATACCTGCCTCGTCGATAATCGTACACCACTTGTGTGTGGCAGCGTTCACGTCAAATCCATCCTGAAGTGTGAGCCAGTGAAGGGCGTTCCTAACAGCCTCATCACCGATGCCCATGACCTCACCGGCAGTCTTGCGCAATATGGCGAGGAAAGTCGACTTAAGCTGACCACTCTCGCCAGCCACCCGAATTGCAAAGGGGGCGGCACGCATGTCTGCTGTAGCAAGGCTCATACGCATGGATAACGACATCTCATTCAGTTTGTTTATCATGTCAGATACAGACTTCCAAACAGGGCCGCTGGTAGTTTTGAGCATCCGGACGCGGCCACCAAGGTCAATTGCATCATGGATGGAGCGAAGAAAATCTGTCTGCTCATACCAATCTTTGCTAATCATGACGGTGGGGGCTGCGGCTGCAATGCGCTCGTACTCGGTAGTGAAAGCAGAAAGCTGCTTATCAGTATTGGTAAAAACGCCAAAATCACCGCTAGCGTATAGGAGGGAACCACGAGTGAAGAAATAGCTGATACACTCAACAATTTTGCTCAGTACATCAGCAGCTGCCCCCAATTTAGACTCCTTCCTAAATCGGTCCTCGATCCCACTGAACTGTTCAAGGGTAAAACCTTTGTCGGTAGCAAAATAGAAGATGCCACACAAGAGGGACACCAGTGAAATTAATTTGGAGGCCAACTCACCTGTAAAGATGTCGGCGATTCTCTTCAGGGTAGCAAAGTTATCGAGAAGGGAGCCGCTTTGGTACTGTGCAGAACCAGCCGCACTGCTGGCTCCCAAACCTTTGAGGAACTCAGTCCGTCGCATGAGCTCCTCGATGATGGACACATCGAGCTCAGCGAACCCAGGCAACTTAATGGAACGCGTCATGAGAACGTTACCAAATGTCGCCCAGGCTAAAGCAATTCGGAGTGCATCACCATCCGATACAATGATGTTAATAATGAAAAGGATGAAATCATTCGCAAGAGCGCGATTGGGTGTGCCAGTGATACCAAGTAGTGTGTATAGTCCATTGACAGAGTTACCAGGCATAATGGTATCTGCCAAATTGTTCTGCTGATCCGACAGGAAAACATCCACAATCAGCACTTTGGTCAAAATGTGTACGGCATAGATTGCCACCATCACACAAAAGTATGAGGCGACAAAGCCAACGTTAGAGTCATAGACTCCCCACATGGTGAGTTCTGGTAGGAACTTGGTGATCGTATACACAGTACACGAAATAGTCACAAGCGGCACGACAGTAGCAAAGAACTTGCGCACACTCCCGAAAATAGCCACAATGGCATACGGGGTAATGGCAAGGATGTAGCAGGTCAACACCGCAAGGAAAAAGTTGTCAAAGACACGGGGTACTCCATAGAAAGAGTCGGATACCCAATCAGGGTACGCTGCAAGGAATTTCACCGAGCTGTCAGTGTAATTGGTACCGGTCACCTCAATAGGAGGCACAGGACAAGCACCAAAAACACCCGAGTGGTCGCGGGATGTGGTGAACCCATTACCACCCAGCTTGGGCCAAAAGGCCGGTATCTGGGGTGGGGCACCACCCTTAACTTCCATCTCAGTTATCATTGTTTGATTGAAAGAGGGGGGTTGGCTCCTTTAGCCAAGCAGGTCGTTACTGCGACCACAGTGCGCACACCACTTAGGTGTGCAGGCAGCCCACTACGTGTGGGCAAACGCCACGAGTTCGGCTCGTGGACCAATCAAGGGTCGTTACTGCGACCACAGTATGCACACCACTTAGGTGTGCCAGCAGCCCGCTACGTGCGGGCACACGCCGCGAGTCAGGCTCGCGGACCATATGTGCGGGGCAGATTGAATCCGCCCCGCAACGGCTAGTTTGTTTCACCAATGGATCATGCCAAAAATCCAGGCCTATCCCATAAGCTTGGGAGTGCTGTTCAAAAGTTATCAGCAAGAACGTCGGCATTGAGCCCACGAGCAACGGCTGGTGTAATCTCAGTCGCAGTTGCATAAACGGTAGGAACATTGAGATACACAAAAGGAGTAAAATCATCACCGCCGGCGACGTACATAAACGACGCCGCTGTAAATTGCTGATTCACATCGTTATAGCCAGAAGACCAAGTAGTCATGACAACATTGTCTCTACAGTAGTCGGTTGGGTGAAGTCTAGGCTGTTCAGAAGAAACATCCCAAGGATGGCTCAAAAGTGCTGGGTTGGCAGGGTGCATACGGTACGCCGAATACATTGGTATGTTAGCGACGTTTACCGGCTCGTTTTCAGGAACGGCACATGCTCCGCCACTCATGAAATCACCAGTGCCAGTGACTCGGGAATGGTTGAAGAAGTGTGCCATGGTTGAAGACGATTTGCCAGTAGTAGCTTGTGAATCAACCGTGTTGCCATTGAGCGCATTACCAAATGCATCAATGTAGTACGTGACATAGGGACTACGACTGATAATGGTATTAAAAGCACTAGCACGCGCCAAAGACTCGTGGCCTGGGTTGACTTGGTTACGCCAAACCATAGAACCTCTCCAGCCTACGTAACAAGGAGTGAACCACGTGACATAATTATGATCACAAAAGTTAAAAGGGCGAACGCCACCACTCCAAGTGCTGAAGTGCATGCCAGCTGCATCAGGTCCAGGCTGCCGTGGAAGGCGAGGTTGAGTACTCGTCGTAATCCACTCGGCCGTTGCTGTACTGACTTCAGGAAAAATTGCCGTGTAATAGCTAGTACGTTTAAACAGCTGTCTGAGAGAGTGAATTTTCTCACCCATATAGACATGCGGATCCATCCTAGGCACTGTCATCACAAGGTCGTTAGACATCTCATGCGTTTCGTCAGGTACGTCATTAGTGCCTGATTCAACATCGTCTCCTCCCGATTGGTAGTTAGCCAAATCACCATAATAAGCACGCGCTCCTGGAAAATTGCCAATTCCACGTGGCTGTGCAAGGCTGAAGTTATCAGCTGCCCGCACAAAAACCAAGACGCTAACGTCCGCGGTGAGGTCAGGAGCACTCAGCTCATTAAGAACATCCACTTTGACCATGCCATTCATAAACTGTTTATATGGCGAAATGAGGCCGGCGCCACCAACACTGAAGTAATCTTGTGGTGGAGATGAGAAAGGCAAATGCCCAATCATGCCCCAGCCAGACTCCTTCATAAAAGGTACACGCATCTCGAACGAAGTGGTAGATCCCAAATCAACTATATGGTTGATGTTGAGTGCAGAATCATAAGGAGCTGAAGTCCTGTCCGGTTCCCAAAATATGCGAACGCGTCCTCTATGAAACTTGGAACAGACAAATTTGAAGGTGTAGATCAAATCACCCTGCCAGTAAGCTAATGACTGGGCAGTGTGGCAAAGGGGGGTCATGCTGATTGGATAATATGTACCAGCATCTACGCCCACCTTGGATGCCCACCTGTAACACTCTGGCGTGACGACAAACTTAAGAAGCTCAGTGCCAGTTGGCGCACCAACGCTCCATGTCGAGCCAAACCAATAGGAATCGCGTTGAATAATAGTGCTGATAGAACTATCATCGACGCTAGAGCCACAAACGGTAGCTGGGTCGACACACAACTCTGACTTTGGGTCAATTGCAAGAACGTCCATCGGTAGCGGGACGGAGGCGTTAGCCATAGAAGGATTGGTGTTATACTTGTATGGCGAAATAGCCTCAATATTGGGTGGCTTGGAATAGCCAAGTGCCTTGGCAACAGTAGCCAGGGTGCCGCTAACCATAGAAGTTGCACGAGCATAGTTGCCGATGACAGGGACGCTTGAAAGAGCCCCTGACGAAGCAGCGACTGCTGTAGCCATATCACTTAATGGAGACGTTCCGTACTCATCAGACTTACCAGACTGATACGCAACAGAAGGGCCAGCAAGTTCGACATCGGTCGCCCAAGCATAAATGGAAACTTCAACTGACTGGCCGGTTGAGCCATTACTAAGCAAGAGGGGCGCAAAGCTAGAGATCCGGAGATCACCCATAATTTTAAGTTGGCTGTCAATGGTATCATTAGTAAGATCGATCCAATTGTCTTGCTTAATAAACGGAAGTGCCATGGAACATCCCCTCTGGTCTTGCGGATTGAAAAACACATGAGGGCGTTGTGAATACGGCACAAGGCGATGATCAAGCAATAGTGAAGTATCAACTTTGCCACCAGAAAAATCGGCATCAGTCAACACTCCACCGTCGCCAAGAGGTTTGTAGGACATAAGTCCAAGACTGTAAGCGAAAGGTGTGCCATTAATCATGAGTTTGATATTCAATGTGGCGCGAAGGCGGCAATAACCAAACAATTTCTGAGTGATCTTTGGCGATGTAAAGTACAAATGCCAAGGGTACAGAATGGTGTCAAGTGTTGCACCTTGTGTCCAATTGATGGCTGCTATCGGAATAGGACGACTGAACCAGTCTGACAAATCGTAAGTGTCAGACAGACGGCCATAGTCGAAGGTGGGGTCGGGTTTCGAACCGATATCTAAATGATCATCGGCGGTAGCTTCTTCGAAATCCACAATTTGTTGTTTCCATGCAGAAGCGGACATGGTGTTGTTAAATTCATTAGCAGAAAGTCTGTAGATAGATAGGGAGTCGACTCAGGCTCACCTAATCTCGTCAGCATAGGACAGTAAAAACCGTCCGACCCACAAAGGGGTCGTTTACAGACGCAAATACATCCCTGGAAGAAATGCTGGGATTCATTACCAGGTTATTAATGCGAACGCAGAGTTTTGCTTCTAGACATACTCTGAAAGCCTGCCACGATGGCGGTAGGTACCCTAGATGGCGTCAATAAATGTGGAAATCTCGCAGTAACTGCGGGAATTCCAATACTCAAAAGAGTAAAACAATTATGGACTGTGAACATATCATAGAATTAACTATAACGTAAACTGGGGGCTAGG